CTAAGAAGAAGAACTTCAACTCCCTCTCTGAAAGTGAAAAGTTCGACCTTCAGCTTGCTGAGAAAGACGTTTTGGACATGTTCGCTAGCCTCCCTGAAAAAAGTCGTGTCCGCCCCCTTCATCATTGGAATCCACCTAACTCGAATTCTGGTTTTCCCCGGTTTGAGAAAAGGCGTGAAATCAAAGATGATTTAGTTCAAGATGCTACGGATCTGTCGTACTTCATCCGACACACGAAGACTCGCTTCGAAGACGTCCTCGCTCCTCCTGTTATCCCTTTTGTCAAAGCTGTTCCTTCACCTGTCGACAAGTTCTCAACTCGCGGAGTTTGGTGTTTTCCTGGCGTGATTTCCTGTATTGAATCGATGTTTGCAGCCGACCTTTACCACGTCCTTCTCAAGTACACTCCAGACCTGGGATTGCCGCTGTGTATCGGGCAAGGAGCTTTTAATCGCGCTCGAAGTTTCATAACCCACTCACCCCGCTCAGGCGCTATCCTCTCAACTGATTATGTGAAAGGCGACGCTAATCAAAGTGCTTGGAAGATTCGAATTGCATTCCGGATCCTCAAAAGCTTCGTTGATTTTAGCAAGTTCGACGGTCACGCTATCTCTGAAGACGCTCAAGCCGGGAATGAAAAGTTGTGGAGCTACTTGGAATGGTATTTCATCAATACTCCGTTTGTTTTCGACGATATGTTATATCGAAAGAAGGCGGGTATTCCATCCGGATCTACGTTCACAATGTTGGTCTGGCTAATGCTAAACTTGTTAGATAAAGCTTATATGTCAAGGTCTCTGGACGGCAAGAAACTGTTGAAGCAGGAAGTTATGGTTGGCGGGGACGACGGAGCCGCTCACGTTCACCATCAACGCCTCACAGTGGAAGCGGTCTACAGAAACGGCCTCAGCATCGGTTCACTTTATCACCACGAGCCCAAAACTAAACTTAGGCGGTACGAGCAGCGATTCGAAGTCCAACTCCTCTCTACTACCTTCGGAAAACCATTGGAAATTGGAAGAAACACAACCGACCTAGTGTGTCGCATCGCATACCCTTCGAGGTGGTGTCCATCAAGAGCAGATAGTGTATCAAGAGCTCTTACCCTTGCTTTGAGCGTGGCGAAATCTAACCATTACATCACCGCTTTGGCCCGGGAGTACTTGTGCTGTCATCCCGTGCAGATGAAAACTTGCTACAAGATGGACAATAGCCTCAGGAAGTATTTTCAGTATGTTCTTAGGAGCAAGGCTGTCATGGACTTGGCTGATCCACGATCTACGATGTACCAGTTGGTTCGTTCCTTCTCAGACGATATCCTTTGGTTTAATGTTGCGGCCAACCTTTAAGCCAGGAGAGTTAAGATAACTTCGCAGACTAATTAATTACAGCGA